TTTGGATATAATGGTGTTGAAGTAACGCATCACCAAAATGCAGCACCAGACCATATTGATACAATAGATGGTAAACAATTTGCTTTAATTGATAGAATACAACAACAAATTAATAATGGAATAGAAACTGAAATAAAACAAGATGATATAAGAGGAAATCAAGTAAGAGTTAAAGGAAAAATATATGATGATTTTAATGCAATTAATAATTCACTTGATAGGCAAATATCAACATTGAATTGTAGACATAGAATATTTTCAATAATAGTTGGTGTTAGTAAACCAGAATACACACAAAAAGAATTAGATGAAGATAAAAAGAAAAATAGAGATGGTTTTGAATTATATGATAAAAGGTCAGGAAAAAATAAAAAATATACAATGTATTCTGGTAGCCAACTTCAACGCAATTTAGAGAGAAAAATACGTGAACAGAAAGACATACATATTTTGGCAAAAGAGAGTGATAATACAAATTTACTTTTAGAAACACAGAGTAATATTACGCATCTTATTGCTCAATATAAAGAATTGTGCGATGTTAGTGGTTTACCTTATAAAAAAGATAGATTACGCGTTGCATCATACAAAAGAATAAATGTAAATAATTTGAAAAAATAAGCAAAGTATGATATAATTATATATAGAGGGAAGTACCCGAATTGCTTCCCTCAACACTTATTCGGGAGGTGTTATATATGATAGAAGAAGTGTGGAAAGATATTCCTAATTTTGAGGGAAGATATATGGTGTCTAATTTAGGCAGAGTAAAAAGTATGAAATATAGGCATCATAATAAGGAACAAATACTAAAACAAGAAAATAATCATAATTATAAAAGAGTATGTTTGTTTACGAAAGATGGTAAAAGACATCATTTTAGAGTGCATAGATTAGTAGCAGCGGCATTTTTACCTAATACTAATAATTATAATGAAATAAATCATAAAGATGAAAACCCTGGTAATAATTGTGTAGATAATTTAGAATGGTGTGAACATACATATAATATAAATTATGGAACTAGAACACAAAAAGCAAGATTACATAGAATAAAGTCAATTAACCAATATGATAAAAACAATAATTTTATTAAAAAATATAATTCAATAACTGAAATTGAAAAAGAATTTAATTTTAATAGAAGTAATATAATTGCTTGTGCAAAAGGAAGAATATCTATTGCTTATGGTTATAAATGGAAATATGCAGATGAGTAAATCTCATCTTTTATTATGCTATTTTACAAATTAAAATAAGTATTGTATAATTATATTAGGGGTGTAACATATGAGTGAAGAACCAAAATTTCAAATAGAAGTATTAACACGATTAACAAAAATAGAAACAATGCTTGAAAATTTTAAAGGAATAGAAGAAAAAGCAGACAAAGCATATAATTTATCTAAAAGTAATGAAAAAAGATTAGATAAAATAGAAGATAACAATAAGTGGTTGTTTAGAACAACAATTGGAGCTATTATTACAGGTTGTATTGGCATTGTATTAGCATTTATTAAATAAAATAGGATCATAGTCCTTTTTTTTTTGACTTTTTATAAAATATGTGTATAATATGCAAGTAAATTGGAGGTGCTATGTGTGAAAGTGATGGAGAAGAATTTATGCTTCATTGAAAATGAGTATATATTTAACTTCGTGATGACTACAATGTATTTGAATGAAGCAAAAAAAGAAAAGGATATACTTACTTTATGGCGAAAAGGGTATAATAACTGTGATATTGCCAAACAAGTAGGGTATACCGAAGGGACAATAAGAAATAGAAAAAAAGAATTAGAACAAAGATGCAACAACTTGCTTAAAACACAGTTCTAATTTTTTTTATATACTTTTTACGAATAATTACGAATAATTACGATATTTACGAATTTTTGCACACTTATTGCACCAATTAATAAAAAAAATAGTGTAATATAACGCAATGAGAGGTGAAGTATGATAGAAAAATTAAGAATAAAAGCAATATATGATGATTTTATGAAGAACGTATCACTCACAGAAGAACAAATAAAAATAATAAATATGCTAATAAATAAAGACACAATTATAAAAATAAGTATTGAAATAGGAATGAGTGAAAGAACAGTAAAATATGAAATAAAAAAAATAAAAGAACTTTTTACTAAATATTATGAAATACAATTATATAAAACAATGATGCTTATATAGTTGTTTTTTTATTGCATTTTTAAAATGAAAAATAAAATTATAATTAAATTAGAAAGGAGATATACCACTTATTAGATTTGTTTAAAACACATTTTGAAAAGTATTAAGGTATATCTTCTTTTATTTTTAAAGGAGAAGATTATGTTTAATAACCCATATATGACTGCTTATAGTCCACAAGCAAGTATTGATAAGATTAATGAACAAATAAACAATTTAGAGAAAATGAGAAACCAAATACAACAACCAATACAACCAACTAACTTAACTCAAAATTTTCAATTAGCACCAACTAATAGAGATATGATGAGATATGCAAGTTCTATTGAAGAAGTACAAAGAGATATGGTAATAGGTGACACTCCATTTTTTAGTAAAGATATGAGTGTAGTATGGATAAAAAATCAAAAAGGAAATATTAAAACATATGAATTGAATGAAATAGTACCAAAAGATGAAAAAGATTTACAAATAGAATATTTACAGGAACAAATTAAAGAGTTGAAAGGAATGTTTAAAAATGAACAAAGTATTAGAGATGATGATGCAACAGAAAATGCAACAGATACCACAAGGAATGATGAAACAGATGGAACAACAATTGAAACGAATAAACCCACAAGCATTCAAAGAGTATCAACAAGCAAAAAAAGATAATATAAACCCAAATGAATATCTTAATAGTACTATAAATGGTTTTACACCAGAAAAAAAACAACAATGGAATACAATAATGCAACAATTCAAATAAACCTAATTTATAGGTTTATTTAGGAATATATGCTAGTTATGTATTCCTAGATAAGTCTATAAACTAGCAATAGAACTTATAGAAAGGAGAATGTTATGAACGGAACACAAGGAATTCAACCAGTAGTAGAACTTGCTACTAACAATGGTGCATATCCATATCCAGTTTATTATGGTAATAATGGTTCGAATAGTGGCTTCTTTGGTGGAGATGGCATCTGGGCATTAGTACTTTTAGCACTATTATTTAATAATGGTGGTTGGGGAAATGGCTTTGGTGGTAATGGAAATAATGACTTTGCTTGGCTATCAAATGGTCAAAAAGACATTATGAATAATACTAACAATGGTTTTGATACATTACATTTAAGTAATCAAGTTGAAGGCATTAGAGATGATGTAAATGACATTCAAAATGCTATTTGCAATTCAACTGCAAGTGTTACATCAGCAATAAATAATGGTTTTTACAATAGTGAAATTGCAGCTGCTAATAGACAAATGGCAAATATGAATACTGCATTTGATTTAAGTCGTCAATTTGCTGATTGCTGCTGTGAAAATCGTTTGGGAATTGCTAACTTAAATTCAACTATATTAAGTGAAAATTGTGCAGATAGAGCAGCACTTGCTGATGGTTTAAAAGATGTATTAATCAATCAAACTGCAAATACTCAAAGAATTTTAGACCAATTATGTAATGATAAAATTGATGCTAAAAACGAAAAAATTGCAGACCTTGAAAGACAATTATCAATGAAAGATTTACAAGCAAGTCAAGTTGCACAAAACGCATTTATAGCACAAGGTTTTGCTAACGAAGTAGACCAATTATACAACAGATTAGCAAACTGTCCAGTACCAAGTACACCAGTATATGGTAGAACACCTATATTCACTTGTCCAAACAACAATGGTTGTGGCTGCAATGGATATAACCAATTTATTTAATAGCATAAGTCTATAAGACAACCTGATTACAGGAATTTGCTAGTTTATAGAGAATAAGCTAGTCTTATTCTCTTTTTTATTAAGAAAGGAGATTTAATTATGATACAAACAATTATAAATGAACCAGAGGTATTAACAAGTAATACAAGCTCAATTGTATTTGATACAACTGATATAAGAACAAGATGTGCATTTTGTTGCAATGGTGGTTGGTTAGATTATCAAAATGGCAACCCTATATTTAAGTTATTTGGGAATGGATATACAGGATATTATAATGTAAATTTTAGTGCATCTGTAAGTAGTGCAACTGCTGGTGTGGTGGCAATAGGTTTATATGAAGATGGAATATTAATACCAGATACAGTAAGAGCAGTAACAATAGATGCTGCTGATGATTATGAAACAATATCATTTAATAAAAAAATAAAAGTATGTCCACGTGGAACAACTAATATAACAGTTGCTAGTGTACCAAGTGTACCAACACCAACTGATGTAACAACACCAATTACTACTGAAACACCAATTATTACAAAT